CAGCCCAGGAACTCAAGTTGTTTAAACTGCTAAAATTATGTCAATATTTTCGCTAACCTGCCCGGATGTAGGTTGTTACCAGAACTTCCTCTGTGATCCGGATTTTCAGAATAAGATTGTGGCTGTGGCTTATGTGCGTAAGTCAGATGCCCTAACAACTCAGGAGAAATCCACTGCTGACCTTTGGATTGCTGCGCTCTATGACCGCTATCTACACGGTGAGGCTTATCTAGTGTTCAACACTTCCGGAGAAAAGCCAAAGCCTGAGACAGCCACTACTACTGGCCGAGGTATGCAGAATACTAAGCCTCTTGCTAAAACACATACTCTAACGTATATGGATCAACAAGGAGTAGTAAAGAGTAATGTCCAATTCTATAATGACATTCTTGCGACTTCTCAGAACTTTGACTTTTACTACTTCACTCCGGGCCGCATCTGGGATGCTTCAGGCTATTATGTGACAGTTATCGGTGATCCTGTGATTACTTCTGACCTTAACACCTACCAGATGGCTGAAGTTACTGTAAACTGGGTTTCTAAGGTCAATTCATTGCCTTATGAGTTCGACACAGACAGCTTCCTTGAGGGGCTTTACTACATCATCAGCTATACCGGAGGTTCTGGTAGCACTTATGTAGGCAACACTATCACAAGTGCCTGCACAGACCCACAGACTGTAACTTTTTCAGCTGTCTTGAACATTGGAGCTATCTCTGGTGCGCCTGAGCAGGTCTGGACAATCGAGCAAGCTGCTGGCAGTGATGACATCACTGAGATTGGTCTTGTGATTGATGCTGCCACAGGTGTAATCACTTGGAATCCTGTGAGTTTCGTTGGTACTTACATTTTCCTTGTCACTGTGACCAATGAGTACGGATGTGTTTTTGGTCAGGAGACCATCACATTGATTGTTGATTGCCCAGATTAAATAATTAGAGTTACATGGAAGAGTTAATCGGGATACTGTTATCAAAGTTGCTAGACCAGAAAATTAGGGAAGGCAGGCACGACTACATTGAGGAAGCTCGTGAGAAAGCCGAGGAATTGGAATATCACTTTGAGAATGAGTATCCCGAGAAGCTCTTAGTCACTCAGCATCCATCGGAAGAACCATGGATGAAGGAGTACAGGAGGCGCAGATGGCAAGCTCCTACAACAACTGCCACCGGGAGAGTCTTTACATTCCTGCAGAAGATTCAGCAGGCTGATGACTTTAAAATAACCTTTGAGTCTGACTTTAAAAAAACAGGAATAGCTGAGCGCATAGGCCTGATGGACAACACGCTCAAGAATTATGTTGAGTATGAATTGCCAAAAACAGGAAGCCTGGAGAAGTGGCTGTTCAATGTGTTTCTCAAGACCTACCTAAAGGACAGTAATGCCGTTGTAATTACAGTGCCTGACTATGATGAGTTTGTAAAAAATCCATCTCAGGTCACTACGCTAGACTGGTCAAAGCCATATCCTCACATCATTGAATCTGAAGATTTAATCTGGGAAGGTGAGGATTATGTCATCACTAAGACCGAGGACTATAAGGACATGAACCGCAAGAAGTGGGATCAGTTCCTCTGCTTCACTACTCAGGGCTTGATGCTTTTCCGGCAGGTCAATCAGTACACCTATGAGCAGCCTTTTCAGGTCTTCATCCTGCCTTATGAATTTAGCTACCTGCCTGCCTGTAAGGTGGGCAATATTATCTATGAGGAAGAAGATGGTCAATTAGTCTATGATTCAGTTCTTGCTCCATGCTTGCCAGCTTGGAATGAGGTCTTATTCAGGACTGATGACCTAAATATATTATGGGCAACTCATGCCCTGCCTCAGAAGTGGGCATTGAAGATGTCACCATGTAAAACCTGTAATGGCACAGGCATCAGGACTAACCGCAAGGATGAAAAGATAGGCTGTAATGACTGCCAAGGTTCTGGAAGGGCAAGTTCATCACCTTTTGGCCTGATGGAAATCAACATTGACAGAGTGAGTGCTGTCAATCCCAACCCACTTGTGCCGCCTGTGCCTCCAGCTGGCTACATTGAGAGGCCAACTGAAACTGTTAAGCTATTCCAGGAGGACATTCTTCAGAAGGAGTTTCAAGGATTCAAAGCCATTGGCCTTGAGTTACTCGGTCAGATTCCGGCAGCTCAGTCAGGGATAGCCAAGGAGTATGACCGTAAGGAGCTTAATACCTTCTGCTTCTCCGTGACTGTGCATCTGGCGCAAGTTTATCGGAAGGTCTGCTATTACATCATGTACCAGCGTTACAATTCGCTCTTCAGTTCATCACTGATGGACAGTGATAAAGTGATGGCTGCTCTGCCTCAGATTACTGTGCCTACTGACTATGATGTGATGACTGCCGACATGGTAGCTGAGCAGCTATCTAAGGCAATGATTAATAAATTTAATCCACTTATCACAGCAGGGATTGAGAAGGACTATGTGGAAAAACTCTATGGAGAAAACAGCATTCAGAAAACATATCTGAAGATATTGAGTCAGCTTGATCCATTACCATTTAAAAGCACAGATGAAAAGACTGTGCTGCTGGCATCTAATGGCTGCACTCAGTTGGATTACATCCTGAGTGCCAACCTAGCGGCATTTGTCATGCAGAAAGTGGATGAGAATGCCGGATGGTATGATAAGCCTGTGCAACAGCAGAGAGCTGATGTCTATGCCTTGGCAGCAATTAAGATGGCAGAGATTCAATCTGGATTAGTGCCACTAATGGATGATGTTGAGGACTCATCAAGTCCAGATGACCAAGTATGACCGAGAGACAGCTTGAGTTAATCAAGAAGATTCAGGAGCTTCAAATGGCTATTGAGAGGCGCATGGATGATGCGCTTCCTAAAGTCTTTGCTAAATTATCAGACCAGGTTATTGACCTAGCCAGCAATCTCAGCCTAGATGCCAAGGATAGGGCGAAGTCATTAAAGGAGATGATTAAGCTCAAGAAGGACATCTCAGACACGATTGTTAATAATAGCCTTTATCAGGCACAAGTGGCTGAAGTGGTTGCCGGGTTTGACCAGCTTGCTAAGCTGTCTAATGATTACATAAGCATAATCATTGATGACTTTAAGCCTAAGACCGAGCTTTACAAAGCAATTCTGGAGACCAATATAGCCACTACCAAGGATGCACTCCTTGGAGCTGGCATCAGGAATAACTTTGGCACAGCAATTCAGGAAGTGCTAAAGGACAACATTGCAGGGATTGGCACAAGGTCTGAGCTGAATAAGACCTTGAGAAAGTTCATTGAGGGAACTGATACTGAGAAGGCATTTTTAGAGCGATACATAAAGCAGACTACCAATGACTCAGTGATGACATTTAATGCTGAGTACATCCAGACGATTGCCGAGGATTTAGATGTTGAGTATTACCTATACCAAGGCACATTAATTCAGGACTCAAGGCCATTCTGTGTGGCTAGAGCAGGCAGGTTCTTCACTAAGGAAGAAGTCCAGAAGTGGCCTAACCTTAAAGGCTGGCAAGGTCGCATGGCTGGCACTAACAGCACTACTATATTCAGCTACCGTGGAGGCTACAACTGCCGACATCAGCTCTGGCCTGTTGCTAAAGAGCAATATGAGTCAGCCAAGGAGAGAGGCAGAACAGGGCTAAGGTAATTTCTCCAGGTAAGCAGTCAGTAAGCTGATTGGCTTTAAGAACTTCTGCTCCACTACTAGCCTCTTGCCATGCCCAAGGTTCATTTCAACTAAGCAATCTTCGATTGATTGCTTCCGAATGTAGCCTAATATAGTTACTTCCATTGCCTCTTCGTTCACCCAGCATAATATAAACACATCAGCTCCTATCTCCTTACGATTGTTAAAGACCAATCTGCCTGTCTTATACTTGGTGGACTTAACTTGAATGTCATATTCACCCAGCATCAGGTCTGTGCTGCCTCCATCACCTTCAAGGTTTATTGATGTGTCAAATGGTAGCTTGAGAGCCTTAGCAACAGCATATTCACCAAGTACACCCATTAAGTCAGCCTGTGCTTGTGTATTGCCCCAGCGAGCAACAGAGGGTCGGTCAGGATTGACCTGATCCTTGAGGAAGTGCCTGCCTGTTGCCAGCACTTTGAGGAACTTGAGTTCTCGCTCCGAAATCGTTATCTTCAAGACTCATAAGGGGTTACAATAATAGCACATAATTATTGATATTTACCCTATGAAAAAGGCATCTAAAGAGTCATCAGTTAAAATTAGCTTCGGGAAGCGTAGAGAGGGGAAGCATAGCAAGACCTCAGGGCCAAAGGCAAGCAACCAGAAAAAATATAAAGGACAAGGAAGATAATGGCAGACAAGAAATTTAAAACCAAGGTCAATGGCAAGACAGTCAGCTTTGGTGCTAAAGGCTACTCCATTGCTCCTGGCACACCTAAAGGTGATAATTATTGTGCAAGGTCATCGGGCATAAAGAAATGCAAGAACCCACCATGTGCCAATGATTTAAGTCGGAAAGCCTGGGGCTGTGTGGGCAAAAAGTCGGTGAAAAGTGCAGCTAAAAAATTCACTCGCATCAAGTAACTTTACAGCATGCAATTCCCGCTTAAGCATTTTAAAATAACAGAGTTTGATTCGCCTGATGCTCCTGGTTCAGGGGCTAAGATGCAGCCTAAGTTTATTCAGATGCTGGACAATGCCAGAGCCATTGCCGGAGTGCCATTTAAAATTAACTCAGGCTATCGAACAGAGGCTCACAATTCTAAATTAAAAGGAGCAGTTAAGGGAAGTAG